AATTTTTGTAATGTGCATGACAGCTTTGCTACCCATGCTTGTGATATTGATAAACTTAATGAAAGCATAAGAGAAGCATTTGTAGAAATCTTTAATGAAGATTTATTTGGAAAATTAAAAAAAGATGCTTCGCTTTTAGTGGAAGACAAGGAAGCTGTTAAAAAGTTTCCTGAAGTTCCTGAAAATGGCGACTTGGAATTGGCTTTACTACATCAGTCCAAGTTTTTCTTTGCCTAAACCTATGCACATGTGGATAGGATTATGAAGGAATATGTAATAATGACTTTGCTACTTCTACCTTTTGAAGACACTTTTAAGGTAGATAGCAAGTTGTGGCTTCTTGATGTCAAAGTTCCTCATTGTGAGGTTGAATTGCCAACAACCTACCATGATGAGCTTAACAAACATGAAATCACAATAGCCAAAAAGAAAATGCAATTAGTGGGAAATATCTGTCCCAGTAAAGTTGCACTATTAGACAATCAACATGGAGAAAACACAGAGATAAATAAGGAGAAATATGAGTAAACAAACGTACAATAAACTGGTTACACCTGTAGGTGTATCACAGTTTGCTTGGTTGAATAAACCAGATACTAAATTTGATGAGAATGGACATTATAAGGTTAACTTAATTGTTAGTGCTAATGATGCTAAACCTCTTATCAAGAGTATCAATGATGAAATAGCCAAAGCTGTTGAAATGGCTAAAGAAAAATCTAAAGGCAAAAACATAAAAACAGCAAACACACCTTTTGAAGAAGAATACGCAGATGGTAAACCTACTGGAAACGTAATCTTCAAATTCAAAGCTAAAGCAAAGATTATAATGAAGAATGGAGATGTCATTGACAACAAAGTTCCAATCTTTGATAGCAAAGGTACACCAATGACCAATCAAGTATGGTCAGGAAGTGAAATGAAAGCGTCTGCGGACATGATACCATACTATACAGCTATGGCAGGAGCAGGTGTTTCATTAAGACTAAAAGCAGTGCAAGTAACTAAATTAGTTGAAGGGTCAGGTGCAAGTTCGTCCTCGCATGGTTTTTCAGAAGTTAAAGATGGTTATGTAGCACCAGAAGATAAGACATTTGAAAATGAAGTGGAACAATCGCAAAACGCTGACTTCTAATCAAGTAGGTCTTAAATATGGGTTTAGGTCTGGTTTAGAAATATCTATCTCGGAAGAGTTAGATGCAAATAAAGTAAAGTATCAGTACGAGAAGGTTAAATTGACGTATGTCAAACCACAGAAAGCTCACACTTATACACCAGACTTTTACCTAGAAGCACATAATTTTTATATAGAAACAAAAGGATTATTTACTTCTGCGGACAGACAGAAGATGAGACTTGTTAAAGAACAACACCCAGAGAAAGACATTAGAATAATATTCAGTAATTCAAGAAGTAGAATTTCTAAAAAATCTAAAACTACTTACGCAATGTGGTGTGAAAAATACAAATTTAAGTATGCAGATAAACACATACCATTGGAGTGGTTAAATGAATAATAATTACAGAGCTAGAACAGATTACATTGTTATTCATTCTACAAAAACAAAATCTAGCGAAAATTTAAGTGCAAAGGATATAACTTTAAAACATAGGAAAGAAGGTTTCTTTCACAATGCTTTTCACTTTATAATTAAAAGAGATGGTACAGTAGAAGAAGGCAGAGACATAGAAATGTCTGGTGCTATTTTACCTATTAATCAGCCTTTAATTACTAATCAAAATTCCATTGCGATAGCACTTGTTGGTGGTTTATCGCAAGATGGAGTAAATCTTGACACTAACTTCACATACGAGCAATACGCATCTTTGCGTGAACTTGTAAAAAGGCTCAAAAAGAAGTACAATGTTGAGGTGGTGGGTTGCAGAAATGCAATTAACTCCAAATCGTGTATGTCTTTTGACGTACAAGCGATTGTTGATTGAGACGCTTCTAGTTAGAAATAGCTAGAGGCGTTTCGTATTTTTGGGGTGGCTTACAATGAAACTGACCCCACAGGGCTAGTAGAGGGAGACTGAAACTAGCCTCAAAATTTCCCAAATATTTTACTCAAAAAATTTATGCACAAAACAGAAGAAGACTTTTTATATCACAGCCCTTGTGAAAACTGCGGCTCTTCAGATGCAAATGCTGTTTATACTAATCATTCGTGGTGCTTTTCATGCAACACACATACCAAAGGACAATCAACAAATATGGAACTAGAAACTATCACAAAAAAAGAAAGTGGATTTATTAAAGGAGATGTACTTCCTCTTAACAAAAGACAAATACATTTAGATACAGTACAAAAATATAACTATCAAATGGGGTCATGGTTTGGAAGACCATGTCATATTGCTAATTATTATAATGATAGCAAAGAATTGGTAGCACAAAAATTAAGATACCCTTCAAAAGATTTTCAATGGATTGGCGAAGCAAAACAATCAGGATTATTTGGACAAGAAGTTTGTAAAGGCAAAGGTAAATATATTACAGTTTGCGAAGGCGAAATAGATGCCTTAACCATGTCGCAGATTAACGACAACAGATGGGACGTAGTCTCAATTAAATCTGGTGCGGCAGGTGCAAAAAAAGATATTCAAAAATCATTAGATTTCTTGGAAGGTTATGAGAACGTAATCTTCATGTATGACCAAGACATACAAGGGCAACAAGCGGCAATAGAATGTGCTAAACTTCTAACTCCGAATAAAGCCAAGATTGCGTCTCTCCCTTTAAAAGACCCTAACGAAATGTTGTTAGCAGGTAGAGCAGAAGAACTTAAACAAGCTATGTGGAATGCAAAACCATATAGACCAGATGGAATTGTACTTGGTACAGAAATCTTTGATGACATAATGAAAGAAGATACTTACATCACTGCACAATATCCATTTAAAACTGTTAACATTAAAACACATGGACTACGAAAAGGTGAGCTTACTACTATTACCGCAGGTACAGGTGTAGGTAAATCATCTTTCTGTCGTCATGTTGCATTAGATTTATTAAAACAAGGTTTTGGTGTTGGCTATATCGCATTAGAAGAAAGTATTAAACGTAGTGCATTAGGTATTATGGGTGTTCACCTAAAGAAACCTTTGCATTTAACTAGAGAAGGAATAAGTGAACAACAATTACAGGAAACTTTTAAATCTACTATTGGTAATGGGAATTTTTATTTATACAATCACTTTGGTAGTACAATCGCTGACAACTTATTAAGTAAAATAAGATACCTAGCAAAATCATGTGAAGTAGACTTTGTAGTATTAGACCATTTACACATGGCTTTATCTGCATTGGGTGATGAACATACAAGTGATGAAAGAAAACTTATTGATTACTTTGTAAGTAAATTAAGAACATTAGTAGAAGAAACAGGTATTGGTTTAATATTAGTTTCACATCTTCGTAGGTCAGAAGGCGACAAAGGTTTTGAAGATGGCAAAGAAGTTACTATGAATAGTCTTCGTGGTTCAGCTTCTATAGGTCAGTTATCAGATTTAATTATTGGTATTAATAGAGATATTAAGTCAGATAAAAAATTAGCAAATCTAACAATACTAAAAAATAGGTTTAGCGGTGAAACAGGTAAAGCCTGTACATTGTTATATGATTTAGACACTGGTTGTCTGTCAGAAACAACACCTGACGTATTAGATGACTACTAAAAGAGTTACGGCAAAGCAAAAGAAAGATGCTTTGTTTTGGTCTGGTCTAGTTGCAGACGCACTAGCAAAAGTAAAATCAACACACAAACCACAAGTAATAAAGATAGGGAGTATTAAGACTGCTTTCATGTTGCAAGACACACTAACTTCTATGGCGTTAAGCGGAGAAGAGGCGGCTTGGAAGATAGAAGTAGAATTACAAACATTACATTAATTATGAAATTACCAAATATAAATAAGAAAATATTAGACGCACCATTTGTGCATTGCTATTGGAAAGATATTAATAGCTCTGCAATTTGGACTTCATTAAAAGAAGCTAAAGCAAGTAAAGTTACAATTTGTATTACAGCAGGTTGGCTTTTAAGAGCAGACAAAGATGTTCATGTAATTGCAGGTGATGTCAACTTTAATGATGATGGTACATTAGGTGATGTAGGTAACGTAACTACTATGCCTTCAGTAAACGTATTAAAAGTTAAAAGGATTAAAGTTTGAGATATA